CTTCAGAAAGTACTTTGCTAAGACAATTGCAACAATCTATGGAAGAGTTAAAAGGGCAACTAAATAATTTGAATACTTAAAATTGGAGAAGATCGTTGATCCCGACTTACACCGTGATACACAGCAAGAAAAGGCACAAAAGATCATTCAAAAGGCCGACAAGATCCACCAAAAAATCGGCAATCAGCAATAGGCGGATAATATGGCTTGTTAAATCCGCTTACATATGTCAGAAGAGCAAACCACTCCTGTGGAGCAAGGTGCCGACAATTCTGCACTTATTGCAGAACTAGAAGCAATGCGGCGCAAAAATGCTGAGCTGTTGGATGAGTACAAGCGAGCTAAACAGCAGGCAAAGGCCGTTCCAGATGGCGTGGATATTCAGGAGCTAATTGAATTCAAGCAAAAAGCCGAACAATCACAACTTGAGTCGCAAGGCAAATACACAGAAGCTCGGCAAGCACTTGAACAGCAATTCAGAGATGCAACGGCTGAGAAAGATCAACGTATTGCCGAATTAGAAGCAAGGGTCAAAGAGCTGGAACTAATCACGCCTGCAATCAGTGCATTGGCCGATGTTGTTCATGACCCAGACATGGTTCTAAAGACCAAGCTGTCTCCTGATCGCATTGAGCGTGAGCAAGACGGCACGGTGGTTGTTGTTGATGGTTATGAGCGTCGGCCTGTTAGTGAGTGGGCAAAGAATAGTCTTCCTGACTGGATGCAAAAGTCGCCACGTCCGACAGGTGGTGGAGCACCATCATCGCGTTCAAGTGCAGAGACTCCACCTGGAATGAAGAATCCATTTGCACGTGAAAGTTACAACCTGACAGAGCAATCACGACTGTTTAGAACTGACCGCGACCTCTATGAAAGATTTAGGTCTGCGGCTAATAGTTAATATATAACTACGGCAAGGCTGTGCTGCGCTGACGCCTCTGTGGGGCATAAGTAAATTTCTCTGACTGTATCATGGCGACTCTTCGCTCTGATATTATCGTCCCCGAGGTATTTACTCCGTATGTTATTGAGCAAACCACCCAACGCGATGCCTTTTTGTCATCGGGTGTTGTTCAGCCTCTTGCGGAGCTGAATGCTACAGAGGGCGGCGATTTTATCAAGATCCCCTTCTACAAAGCAAATCTGACTGGCGACTTTGAAGTGCTGACTGACAGCTCTTCACTGACTCCTGGCAAGATTACTGCCGACAATCAGATTGGAGTTATGCTCCATCGTGGACGCGCCTTTGAAAGCCGCGACCTCGCCGCTCTGGCTGCCGGTTCTGATCCTATGGCTGCCATCGGCCAAAAGGTTGCTGATTATGTTGCTAATCAACGCCAAAAGGATCTGCTTTCTTGCTTGGCCGGCGTGTTTGGAAGCCTGGGCTCCACTAGCTCTTCTGCTGCTTTCTTCCCGCTGACCATTGATGGTGAGTCTGGCGATTCACCCACCATGCTTTCTCCTCGTCACATTGCTGAGGCCAAGTCTCTGCTGGGCGACCAAGGTGAAAAGCTGACCGCCGTTTGTATGCACAGCTCGGTTTTCTACAGCCTGGTTGAGCGTCGCGCAATTGATTATGTGACTAACACTGAGGCTCGTCTTGACACCTCAGCCACTGGCGCATCCACCATCAATGCTTTCGGTGGTTCTGTTGCACGTGCTTATGAAGATGCGAATACTTTCGCGACTTACATGGGTCTGCGTGTGATTGTCTCTGACGATGTGCAAACTGCCGGTTCTGGCAGCAGCACTGAGTACGCGACCTACTTCTTTACTCAAGGTGCAGTCGCTTCTGGCGAACAACTGGCCCTGCGTACTGAGACTGATCGCGATGTGCTCGCCAAGTCGGACGCAATGGCTCTTGACCTCCACTATTGCTATCACCCTGTTGGTGCTAAGTGGGCTGTCACCACTGTGAACCCGACCCGCTCTCAGCTTGAAACTGTGGGCAACTGGTCGAAAGTGTACGAGACTAAAAACCTCGGCATTGTTCGCGCCACTGTTACTTCCAACTTGGATTGAGGTAACTAATCATGGCATCTATCTTTGAGGCAACAGCGGGCAAACTGATCGGCCCCACCACTGGCGGTACTGTCACTCAGGCCACCAGCAAGTCAACCGGCGTGACGCTTAATGCTGCATCCGGTCAAATCACAATGGATGATGCGGCACTTGCTGCTGCAGCGGAAGTTTCTTTCACTGTCACCAACAGTGAAGTTTCTTCAACCGACGTTGTGATTGTAAACCATGGTTCTGGCGGCACTGCTGGCAGCTACCTGGTTCAGGCAAACACCATTGCTGACGGATCCTTTGCGATCACTGTCGCCAATGTCTCCGCAGGTTCTTTGGGCGAGGCAATCGTCCTGAACTATGTGGCTCTGAAGGGCGCTAGTTCCTGATGGGTTACTTCGCTTTTAAGCGACTTAGGGCACAAGAGGCTGCTGCACAAGCGGCGGCCTCCACCCCTGAAGTCAAGAAAACTAAGCCTGAAACTAAGAATGGCAGTAACAATCGACGCAACAGCGGGAGGAGCAAGCGCAAACAGCTACCTGACTCTGGCAGCAGCGAATGATTATATTGACGCGATGGTTGAAGGTACAGATGTAGCCGCATGGGCTTCTGCTACTGATGACCAAAAAAATCGCGCTCTTACTTACGCGACACAGCGGCTTGATCGTGAAAGATTTATAGGTGCAAGGGCGACTGACACCCAGGCATTGCAATGGCCGCGTACTGGCGTGCGCAAGCCAGATACCTATATCAATACTTACTCTGTCGGCTTTCCTTTTAGAGTCACGACAGATTACTACACCGATACTGAGATCCCATATGAGATCGAGCGTGCTCAGGTGGAACTAGCCGTTTACCTCAATAACAACAAAGATGGTATTGGCCTAAGCAATCTGGAAGACTTTAGCAACATCAAGGTCGGCAACATCAGGCTTGATACTCAGTTGGGCGGCGCTACTGGTGCAGATCGCATTCCACCGATGGTGGAGCGTTATTTGACTGGACTTAGAATTAGTGGGCCGGGTAACATTTCAGTAAAGCGGAGTTAATCATGATGTATGCCAGTGGGGCAGAAGTAATTACTGACACGGCAGCACATACAGGCCGCTTTTGCGCTATTTACTTCTATGAGGCCAGCACTATCAGTGCCATTTCTAGTGAGGATCTGACTGGTAACTCTCTCGTCAACGAACAGTTTCCTGCTGATTCTTACTTGTACGGCACTATTACAAGCATCACTTTGAGTGGTGGAGCCGCAATTGCTTACAGAATCTAATGTCAGTTGTTGACTCGCTACGGAAAAGTGCTGATTCGGCAATTAAGGAGGTTGGCGGCGACGTAACTATCAACTTTGTAACACGTGGAGCATACAATACCTCAACTGGTGAGGCAGACGAGACAATTGTTTCTGAGACGGTGAAAGGTGTTTTAGAAAATGTGAAGAAGAGTGAGATAAATAATTTAGCCTACGGAGCAAATCAAGTCGGGCATTTTAAGGTCACCAAGCGCCTAACTGTCTCGGCTTTGTCACTTGACAATGAGCCGCTTCCAGATGACAAGGTAACTATCTTAAGCAAAGTTTACCAAATTATCAGTGTTGAGACGACACAGCAAGCCAATCAAGCAATCACTTATGAACTCTATCTGGTGGCATAGTGGCGAAACAGCTAGTAAAACTAGATGATCTGGACGACTATCTGTATAACTCAGTCGAGAAACTTTTGCGTAGTGTTGTTTTTGAGACTGATAGACGACTTAAGAAAGGCACCTCAGTCGATACAGGCACTCTTAGAGCTAGCTGGCAGATCGGTGAGAACACAGACACTGGGCCAATTAAGGAAAAGGCAAAGTATGGCAAAACAATTCTGCCACCTGAGGGCGTGAATTACATAGCCGGCAATGAGAAGCTTGGCAATAACTATCATTGTTTTAACAACCAACCCTATGCTGAGCCTGTAATCTTCGGCACTAATTTGCCTCGTTCATGGCGTAATGCAAAGCCAGCTGGCTGGCGTTCTAAAAACAATCAGATTAAAAAGGGTTACCCAGATTTGATTGCAAAGTCGATGCAACGCTTTGTGACTAGGGCTTATGACGAAATTATCAATGGTAAGAGGTAATGGCAGCCGCAAACTTAAACACAATCAGAGCAGTCATTGAGGGTCGATTGGCGACTGAGCTAGCAGACAGTCCTG